TTTGAGTTTCGTAGGTTGGCAGCAGCGACTCTTTGTATGTGGCCATCTGCTCTTCAAACGGCTTCATCTTCTCGGCCACGCCAGCTTGGTAGCCGGTGAATGCTGTTTGGTACTCGCCGGTCAGCGCATCAATGTTGGCTTTGTACTGCTTGGCCAGCCGGTCAATGTCGGATGTGCTGCGCCGAGCGATCTGGCGTTGTTTGAATTGGGGCAGTGTGGCCATTACTGGATCCTCATGCCTGCGCTGCCTAGATCCATGCCCATGCCAAGCTCTGCATCCATGCGCTCGCCTGAGAGCAAAGATCTGCGGCCACCACGGGTGCGAGCTCTGAGCGCAGATGCTTCGGCAGCGGCTGCCTTGCGGCGCTCTTCGTCTGCAGCGGCCTGCACTTCCTTGGCCTTGTTCTCCATCTCCAGCTTGTTGGTCTGGTAGTTTTGCTGAGATGTCGCAAACTGCTCGCGAGCGATGTTGGCTTGCTGCTCAAGGGACGCGCCTTGCTTAGCATACTCAGCGGTTTGCTTGCCCAGCTCAAGTCGCATGGCCGCTTGGTCAGAGGCCTGCTGCGCCAGCATGGTGCGCTGGTCATTCTCAGCTTGCTTGCGCGATTTACGCGCTTCGCTTGCACTGTATGCGCTGCTTAAAACGATTGCGCCTGCTACAAAATAAGTCATCGTTAACTCCTTAAATTTTTAAAACTTCCATGCCCAGCTCGGCGTATTCCAGCGCGGTGAACATGTCTTCCAGTGTCTTGATGTCTGTCTCATTGGTCGGGTTTGGGTGGATCGTTGTCCAGATCGCATCGTCATGGGTATGCACCACCCGCTTGGTGCCCGGTTCGGAGATAAATGACGCTGGCGCTGTGTGTGTCTCCAGCCCAAACTCGGTGTAGCAGGTGATGCTGCCTTGGCTGATGATGTTGAAGTGGCGATGGCGATGGATCTTGCCGACCACCACAGTGCCAGCAGGCAGGTGTATCTCACGCGCATAGATGCCGGGTGCCAGCCAGTGCTTGAGGGGTGGGGACTCATCCATGCGCTCACCATCTGGCAGCGCTTGACAAGCCTTTTGAATAGCCATGATCCTCTGCCGCGCCACTGGTGCAGGCAGATTTGATTGAGGCATTTCAATGATGGCTGTACTCATACCAACAGATTCTAATGATGTTTGTACAAGGGGCAATTACTGTATATCGTGGCGATATATAGCTCATGCAAACACATCGAAGTCGGTGCTGGCGCTGGACTGGCCCATGGGTCGGCCACCCAGCTGGTGGGTGCGGGTCATGCGGTTGTATTCGCCGCCGCCAAGCATCAGGTAGCCAAAGGAGTCACCAATGTGTGAGTGCTCGTTCTTGTTTGGCGCGTCTCTAAAGCGCTCTTGGCCAGCTCCGACCGCCACCCGCTTGAAGTGATAGCCACCGGCCAGCGCTTTGCGCAGCAGCTTGCACTCGCGGTTGACAATAAGCCCCGGCTTGCCAGCAATAAGTCGCTGCATGGGCGCGGCAGAGGCCTCACGGCGCACCTTGAAGTCGTTGCTGGCCGTGGGTTGTGCTCGCAACCCCAAGGTTTTGAGGTAATCAAAGGCTGTGACCTCATATATCGCATCTCTGGCCATGCCTGCTGGGTCGCCCCAGATCATTACTTGGTGGTTGGGGTAGCGCTGGTTCAGTTCAGCCAGCAGCTGGTGGCCAAAGCGCTCCAGTCCCATGTCAAAGGTCACGATTTCTTGGTGGATCAGCCACCTGCCGTTGGGCAAACGCTGTCCAATGGTGGCCGCTGGGGTCAATCCAAAGTCAAGCCCCACTTGGATGGGCACATTGGGCTCAATTTCAGTCTCACCCGACATGGTTGAGTCCTCATACTCTGGCCAAACGGGTCTGCCTTCTTGCACATAGGTGTATTCGCCCCCGGCATAGCAGCGGATCCAGTCCAAATTCTTGCCAAGCAGCATTTGCTGGTAGTAGCCGGGCGGCAGGTTGTGGATATTCTCGGCCTTGGGGTTGACCTTCCACCACTTGCCCGACGCAAAGATGTGATCGTTGGCCTCTGGCATCTCAGGCAGGTTCTCAACGTCCACGGGCACCACACCGCCGGGCTGCTTAAAGAACTTCCACGCATAGGCACCAGTCATCTTCTCCTTCTCAGCCATCCTGTGCCACCAATGGTCATCATCCATGGGGTTGGTGTCCATCCAGATGCCGTGCCAAGTAGCCCCGCCATCGCGCTTGGTAGGATAACGGCCAACCCGGTGGGTCAAGCCATCAATGACAGCCTTGGGCAGCTCACGCGCCTCGTTGACCCAAGCGCCAGTCAGCTCCAAAGACAGCAACTTCCTGACATCCTTGGGTTGATCAAGGGCAAGGAATATCACCTCGCAGTCAATCCCAGCTGCGTCGCCGCGGGCAGGCAGCCGGATGTGGTGGGTGATAGGCGGTGTCCACAGCATAGGGCCAAACGTGCCCTCTGGGAACAGGTCAAGCCAAGTCTTGATGGTGGTGGTTTTCAGCATGGGGTAGCTGTTCCTGACAATCGCCCAGCGGGAATACCTGACGTTGTCAATCGGGCTGGGCTTTTGTTGCACAGCCTTGATGAAGATCTTGGCCGCACAGCCATAGCTCTTGCCAGACCCTACCGGCCCCATGATCCCTTGAACAAAGTTCTTGGACTGGATGAAGTCGTAGATTACCGGCGACTCGCTGAAGTCTAGGTTCAGACCAGCCATCGGCACGGTCTTGTCGGACATCTCTTTGGTACGGCTCATCTTCTTGCTCCAGTTGTCTTATCTGCCTCTTGCGCCACATGGTTCTTCTCCTCGAGTTTGGCTTCAATGTAGTCAATGACAGCCTCAATGCCCTCGGGTGCGTCTTGCATGTACTTGGCGCACAGGCGGTCTTCTTTTGCCAGCCCTACCCATGTGCGCTGTGGTGGGGTGGCTCTAACCATGTGTTTTAACCAGTCAGCCTGAAACCACTCATCTTGCCCGTTAATCCTGACGCATAAGTCTGTGTGATGTGCGTGTTTTAAACGGTCAATTAAAAGTTGAATGGAATCTACTTGAAGCGAATTTATGTTTTTTTCAGTCAACAACCACGCCACAGGCTCTTGGCTTTCCAACTCTGCAATGGCTTGCTCTGCAATCAGTTTGTATTGGTTTAACCAATAGCGTGTCTCAGCAACATTGTTATGCCTCTCATTGCGTTTTGCATCCGTAAGCGCCTTTTTCAATACTTCAATCATGCTTCTCCCCTTGGTGCCACAACATTGATATCAATCACAGACGGCTTCTCGCTGCCGTCGTCCGGATTGTCAAGCAGACCACTTGCCTTGGCCAGCAACCGCAAGACACCCACCTTGTCATACAGCTCAATGTCCAGCGTGGAGTACACATTGCCGTCAGAGTCCTTCTTGCTGTTGACCTTGATGCTCTTGATCGCATGCAGCGCGTGCTCTGGTATATCGCTAGACCGCTTGACAGTCACATTGCCAGCCTCATCCCACGACATGATGTCTGTCAGCTTGGTATTGGCCATGCTCAGCAGCGCATAAGCCACAGCCTCCTTGTTGGCCACCAGCGTCGTGCTGCGATCCAGCCTGCGCTGCACAGACCTCACCCCGCCCCAGTTGGTCAGGGGTGGGATCACGCTTGACTTAGTCCTAGTCCTTGCCATCACGGGCCTCTAGCATTGCGTCTGCCATCTTGTGTGCGGCACGAGCAGTGTCGGAAAAGTCCATATCCGTCCGCCAATCAGGGTCAGACAACAATGACTGCATCGCTTTGGCGGCAAAGTAGTCCCGCAATGTCATGCCACTGTAACCACTGCTTACCCAATCGTTAAGCGTTACTTCGTTACTACTTGGAAATGCTGGTGGGTTGTTCATGTCAGCCCCCATCAGAACGGTATATCGTCATCAGTGTCTGGCACCACAGCCTTTGGCTGCGGCTGGGGAGCAGCTGCAAACACAGGCGCAGCAGACCCGGCACCAGCGCTGCTCATCTTAGGCTTGCCCACCTTGAGCTTGAACCAAACCGTGCCGTCAGGCTTCTTGTTGACGTAGACATCAAGGAAGTGCTTCGTCCCATCAGGCATCACAAACGTGCCCTTGTAGTCACCATGCCACGCCTCAGTCTTCTCAGCGTTCTTCCACGCCTTGCCCTCACTAGGCTTAATCTCGTTGTCGTTTGTCATAAAAGTCCTTTACATCATTGTCGTTGAAAAAGTGGGGAAAATTTCGGGATGGGCCCCGTACGCTACCGTAGGGGGCGGGGGGGCAAGGGTCGCGTTCCTTGCGCGTCGTCGGGCGCGGATCGCCTGCGCACCCGCTGGCGCATATGCAAGCCTGACCCTGCCAGCAGCCAGACACCCCTTGAAGCGCCAGCCCTGTACAAAACCCATACGCTGGTATGCTGGTTGTACCCATGGGATTACAAGGCCTACAAGGCTCTGAAGTGCTGGGTGGCTACCTGCGTACCAGCCTGCCCTTGATCGCGCCAGCAAGGCCTGCTGTCGTGGCTTGGCGGGGCATCCAGTCATCGGGCATCTGCCTGCAACTGCCGGATCCCTGCCATCAGGACACGGCTGCTGGGCTTGATGCCCTCGGCTTGATACAGCGGCAGCAGGGTGTCGAGCGCGTCCCTGATCTGCTGTGCAGACATGCCGTCGCTGACAAGTTGCTGAACATCTTGGTTGTGCAGAACAGACATGTCTGCTTCTTCTTTTAAGTTAACTTCTTCACATGTTGTCTTGTTCCTTTGTTTTATACAACCCTCAGAGGTTGTGCCATAAACGCCTTCAGGTTGTATCTGGACAGAGTTATCCACAGGCGCTGGTTGTGCCTGTTTGCTGTCTTGTTGTACAACCTCTGGGGGTTGTGCCTGTGAGCCCTTGGCTTGTGCCTTTTGGATGGCTGCTTTCATGTTCCTGACTGTGACTGTTTCGTTTGCTTTGGGCATGGTTTTATACCTCTTGATTGGTTGCTTGAGTACTTTGCTGATTGCTTGGGCGACTCTGCGTTGGCCCTCTGGATCTGGTTTGTCTGCTTCCATTGCTTGCTGCTCCTTCATGTAGGGTGGCCTTGTGTCTTCGATGGCGCTGGTGATGCTGACTGCGTCCTCTGCGCTGATGGTTGGGTCGAAGATGACACGCCATGTTGTGTGCCTTGCGCCGGGCATGGGCTTCTTGAGGATCTCTAGGTAGCCTGCCTTGGTCAGCTTGACAAGGTGCTTGCTGATGGCTTGCTGGCTGATGCCGAGCTTGTCTGCCATGGTCTTTTGGCCAACCCATGTGATGCCAGACCTGTTCATGTAGCTGCAGATCAGGAGGAATGACCTGATCATGCCGGGTGTCAGCTGCTTGTCTGTGCATGCTCGGATTGGGATGACAGCGATCTTGCGCTGGTCTGGCAAGGGTGCCTGCTCCTTGATCCTTGGCCGCTTGGGCATGTTGAAGTGGACTGGTTCAGTCATCGCGTTCACTTGGATGCCTTCCATAGCTTGGTGACCATGAGCGCCAGCTCATTGGCTGACTCTTGGCCACGCCTGTCCTGTACGCCCAAGATGTAGTCCCGCCTGCTGATCTGCGGTGTTGACTTGCGCCTGCGGTTGACCGTGACAGGCAGCTTCTCAAGCACCCACTTGGCCTCGGTGTAGGCGCGGTACTCCATGCTGTAGCTGCCCACGCTGGTGCCGTCAGGCAGCGTGATGAGCTTGGCATCTGGGTGAACCCTGCCGCATGCTGGGCAGGCCAGCTCATCGGCCGAAGACACGGCTGATGATCCTCTTGCCAAACCCGTCATGCTCAGCATGCCAGCGCCGCTCCATCTCAGTTGTCAGCTGCTTGCGCAGCCAAGCGGCACCGCCCAGCTGCTTGAATGCTTCCCTTTGGCTTGCTGTCACTCTGACTGTGATCTGTATCTGCTTGCCGGTGATATCACTTTGTGGTCTTGGCATCGGTGTCCTTCAGTATCTCTTCGTTTAGTTCGTAGGCAATGCGCCTGACCGAGTCAAGCAGCTCGCGCAGGTCGGCCACCGTGTTCATCTCGCGCTCAAGCGCGTGCTTGAGCAGCTCAATCTGGTGCTGGAAGTTGCGGATCTCGCCGTTGGCTTCTTGGGTGTCCCGCACGGTGCCTTCGTCATCGCGGAACAGTTTGACATAGCTGACATGCATCACTTTTTCTCCAAGAAGATCAGCATCAGCCACAGCACCACAAGGGTCAGCAGCGAGCCCAGCAGCATCAACGCAATAGCCCAGAAAATAGTCATCAACATGATTGCACCTCCAATGCCCAATGTAAAAGCGCCAGCGCGTCGGCCTCGTTGTCGTCAGTGACTGGGTGGCCACGCAACTGCATGGCCTCGACCATGTCCTGTTTGCCGGCGTTGCCCTTGCCAGTCGCATGCTTCTTGATTGTGCCCACCGGCACGCCTTGGTAAGGGATCTTGTGGTGCTCGCACCAGCTGGTCAGCGTGGCCATCAAGCCGCCGTAGACATGGGCTGAGTCGGTGCTGGCATGCCTGCGCACCTCTTCAAAGTACACGGCCTGCAGCTCGCCGCCCACCGTGCCCTTGAGCTCGGAGAGCCACTGCTTGAAGCGCAGGTAGCGCATGCCGCCACCCTCGTACCTGCCGGGCTTGAAGCTGGCCCAGCCGTGGACAATGCTGCCGTCCATGGGCCTGCATGCCCAGCCGGTGGTCGTGCCCAGATCCAGTGTCAGGATGGTTTCATTCATGGCCAAGCCTTGTAGTCTTGTCGCCCGTGGCCACCAGCGCCAGCTCAATCAAGTACGGCGGCACCAGCTGGCCATCTCTGACCCTGTCCAACAACTTGTGTGCTTCTTGCGGTGTCATGGCTGGCGCACCCCGGAGAGGAACCGCTGCAGCCGGGGCTGGAGCTCGCCGTAGCGCGGCTGCAATTGCTCACGCACGCACTGGTCGATCAGAGATGACACGCTGCGCCCTTGGTCAACAGCTGCCTTGTCAAGCAGCTCTCGCGTTGATGGGTGCAAACGCATGAGAAAAGGTTTGAGTTTAGGTTTCATGGGCGCTGAGTGTATATCTACCTGATACCGCCTGCCCAGCCAAATGTGTTGTATTAGGGTAACTCCCTAGAAAATACTTGGTTTAGGTACTTCCAAAGCGATATACAAATTGTGATATAGTTCGTTCATGTTCAACGCGTAGATAACACGCAAAGGAGTTGCAAACATGAATACCTTCACATATCGTCGTAACATCACAAAGTCAAAAGCAGGTCACTACCGTCTGACCTTGATTGACAAGCAGTTCAAGATTCGCGTGACCGACAAATTTGGTTGGTCAACAGCAGAGCAAGCCACATTGCGTGGTGAAGAGCGTTTAGCAGCAGAGCTGGCAAAGTATGTCGAGCGTGCAGCATCTTTCCGTACAGGGGTTTGAGATGACTGCCAACACCACCAAATTCGTCGCCTACTACCGCGTTTCAACCGACCGCCAAGGTCAGTCCGGCCTCGGCCTTGATGCCCAGCGTGCTGCTGTGGCCAAACACATCGGCACCGCCGAGCTGGTGGCCGAGTTCACAGAGGTCGAGTCTGGCCGCAAGAACGACCGCGAGCAATTGGCTGCAGCTCTGGCCACCGCCAAGCGCACCAAGTCTATGCTGGTCATCGCCAAGCTCGACCGCTTGGCACGCAATGTCCACTTCATCAGCGGCTTGCTTGAGTCCGGCGTGCCCTTCGTGTGTGCCGACATGCCCGAAGCCGACCGCACCTTCTTGCAGATGATGGCCGTCTTCGCTGAGTGGGAAGCACGCAAGATCAGCGAGCGCACCAAGGCAGCGCTGGCGCAGGTCAAAGCACAGGGCCGCACCCTCGGCTGCCCCACACCCCAGATCGGCTCAGCCATCGGCGTGGCCAAGATCCAAGCCAAGGCCGACAAGTACGCTGAGCGCGTTGGCCCCATCGTGCGCGACATCATCGCCAAGTCTGGCGCAGATACCATGCGCGATATCGCAGCAGCCCTGCAAGCACGCGGCGTGGCCACACCACGCGGTAACACCAACTGGAACGCCTCACAAGTGTCCAACCTTCTCAAACGCATCTAAGGAGCAAGCACATGGTTAAAAAATTCAACACCGGCAAAGTGATCATCGGCTCATGCTATGAGCTTCCCCTGACCCCAGAATCAGACCCCGACATGCTGCGCCTGCAGCGTGCCCTGCTGCCACCGCCACACCCGCTTGAGACCAGAGCAGCCGCGGCTGCCGACATGGTCTTGTATGTGGTTGCAGCCATCGGGCTGGTTGTGATCATCTTCGTATGAAGGTTGGCCAAATCATCCGGGATGCGCAGCTCGACTTGTTTGAGCAGCGCGATGCCGACTTCTTGGCCCGGTGCCGGGCGGTCGCAGCCGAGGTCTGCCGCCAGCATGGCAGCGTCAGTATCAATGATGTGCGTGAGCGGATCCAGATCCCCGCGCACCTCCACCCATCTGTCTTGGGCGCGGTCTTCCGAACCAAGCAGTTCGTCAAGGTTGGCCTTGTTGAGGCCAATCACCCCCAAGCGCATGCCAGAGTGGTGCGTGTTTATCAACTACAGGAGTAAAAAATGGCAGGCAAACTGACCGACGACAAAGCAATGAGCGCATCGCGCTTACCCGGCCTCATGGGCTTCAGCAAGTACAGCACACCCAATGATGAGCTGCAGTTCAGCATCAACGCCATTGACGGCAAAGAGCGCCCCGACATTGGCAACGAAGCCATGGGCTGGGGCAATACCTTGGAGCCAGTCATCCTGATCGAATCAGCCAAGCGCTTGGGGCTCACCGACTACGACACCCAGATCGGGCAGGCCTACACACACAACGCTGTGGCCCTGTCGTGCTCGCTGGATGGCATTGGCTTTGGGCTTGGCCAAGAGATCTTCACCGACCCCGACAAGGGCCTGTATGTGGTTGGCCAAGACTCAATCATTCTCAATGGGCCCGGCGTGCTGGAAGCCAAGCTCACCAAGATGCTACCCGAAGATGTGCCCCACCTTGCGCGTGGCCCCATCCAGCTGCAAGGCCAGATGCTGATCACCGGCCACAAGTGGGGCGCGGTCTGCGTGCTTTACCAAGGCATTGAGCTGCGCGTGTTCCTGTTTGCCCCGCATAGCGAAACACAAAAAGCGATCATCAAAGCTGTGCTGGCCTTTGAGCACAAGCTGCAGACCTACCGAGACAGCGGCGCCATCGACTGGTACCCGCCTGAGACAAGCAAGGAGATGGATCGCATGTACCCGCAGGCCGTGGCCAAGGAAGAGATTTCCCTTGACATGCAGGCCGAGCGCTTGGCTGAGCAGCTGCTGGCTGCCAAGTCAGTGGTCAGAGAAGCCGAAGCCTCAATCGACAACGCTGAGAAGCAGATCAAGGAGCTGATGGGGCAGGCTGAGCGTGGCCGAGCTGGCCGCTTTGTAATTAACTGGCCCATGCGCAACTACAAGGCGGCAGCCGAGCGCTTGGTGCCAGCCAAGGAAGCCTACTCTGTGCGCCAGTCCACGCTGACCATCAAGGAGCAGTCTTGAACCTGCAAGGCAGGCCCGACATCCAGCAGGCCTACGACGCAGCTGTCGTGGCCATGCTCAATGCCACCGGCTGCACCGAGCCACAAGCCGAGGCCTTTGTCGAGGCTATGGCCCACCTGATTTTCACCACCATGCAAACCTACTTAACTGAGAGAGAACCAAATGGAACTAACCACCACTAACCGGGGCTTTGCGCCAGCAACCCTCACCGAGGCCATCCAATTCAGCGACATGCTGGCCAGCTCCAGCATGGTGCCCAAGGCCTACCAAGGCAAGCCCCAAGACATTCTGGTCTGCGTGCAGTGGGGCTATGAGATGGGGTTGGCACCCATGCAGGCGCTGCAGAACATCGCGGTGATCAACGGCAAGCCAAGCGTGTACGGCGATGCAATGATGGCGCTGGTGCAGGCCAGCGCAGTCTGCGAGGACGTTGAAGAATTCTTCGAAGGCGAAGACACACCCAACCCAGTAGCCGTCTGCGTGGCCAAGCGAAAAAATCGTAAGCCAGTGATTGCCAAGTTCAGCCTTGAAGATGCCAAGCGAGCTGGCCTGTGGGGCAAGCAAGGCCCATGGTCGGCATACCCCAAGCGCATGATGCAGATGAGAGCTCGCGGCTTTGCGCTGCGCGATGCCTTCCCCGATGTGCTGAAGGGCTTGATCAGCGCCGAGGAAGCACAGGACTATCCTGATGAAGCCAAGCCCCAGCCTGTGGCCAAGCCAGCCAACCCGCTGGATCTGGTGGCCAAGCCGGAGCCCGTGGCCATACCCGCGGCCACCAGCGATCCAGTCATCATTGAGGCAGCGTTTGCCGACACGGTTGAGCCAGAGCTGGTGACAGTTGAAGCTGAAGAGCTGCAGCCTGCTGATACCGTGGCACGATTTGGTTATGCCTTGATGGTGCCCGGCAAGAAGGAAGCCTTCTCAATACATGAGAGCTTGGATGAGTGGCAAGATGCCTACGAAGATCTGGCCGACAAGACAGCGAGAGCTGGCAAGCGGCCAGCCCGTGAGCGCATGACCGCGTTGAAGGAACTGCGCGTAGTCAACGAAGAAACCATCGCACGCATTGACATGGTCAAGCGGATCCGGCACACGGCCAGCTACACCCAGCGCATCAAAGCACTGGGTGCATCGCAGGGTTAAGCTACCAAGCCCGGCAGGTAAGTTGTCTTGCCTGCCACCTTGGTGGCGGTGAGCTCTTGCTTCTTGAGGTCGGCTGGGTCGTATGACACATGCACCCAGCCACTGTCTGGAATGCCGGGAGTGTAGAACTCAAGGATGAGCTGGGTGTACTCTAAGTTATCCATGATCCACTGAGCCAGATCAGCATTGGCCACGCCGGGTATCTCAATGTCAGCAGCCATGCCTTTGCAATGGTCTGATGTCTTGCTGCCACCAACGGCGGCGTTGGACTCAGGGCTGCGGTATCCAGAGTTGACCTTCACGCCCTTGCCGTAGTGATCGCGAACCGGCTGCAGCACCTTCTCGCACAGCAGTCGCAAGTTCTCTGTAGTTTCCGCATCGGGCGTATTGTCAAAGCCCATGCGCAGGGCTGTCTCTGACTTGGTCAGTTCATGCAGGGAAAAATTAGCGGACAGGTTCATGGTTTCCTTTCAGTTGTTGGCCAAGAGTTGGTCAGGGTTCTTGCGTCAGTGGCGTGTCCATCAGCTTTTGTCGCCAGCTCTTCAAGAGCTGCAGCACATTGCTCGAATACGGCTGTGGCGGTGGCGGCGTAGTCTCTTGCGGAGGAGCAGGTAGCTGTGGGCAAAGCGGTG